AAGGCAAAGGCTAGACTTACACCATGATCGAGGTCATCGCGGCTATCGCTGGAGCATCCATCAGCGTGGCTGCGATGGGTGCTATGGGCTTTGGTAAGCGCAACGATGAAGCGCGTGATGCTGTTATTCGCCTGACCGCCTCAGTAGAACACATTGTCGCGCAGTTGGAAATAATTCATACTGATATGCGCGACGCCAACCGCGAAACCTTTAGCCGCCTTAACTCAGTCGAGCAGCGCGTCAGTAAGCTGGAAGTACAACCGCGCATCTAACCGTGGACTTCCTGTCCCATCCGGCATTCTGGGTCTGCATCGCAGCAGCATCTGAGCTGATCGCCTTGTCGCCATTGAAGAGCAACAGCCTTGTCCAACTGGCATTTCAGATCCTGAACGTGCTGAAAGCAAAAAAGCGTTAATCAGCTTTGGTAAGCCCGGCTGGCAACGTCGGCTTGAATTTGCCATCAGGCAGTGGTGGTTTGAGCTGACGTTGCCCGCCAAGCTGGATAAAGCTGAAGCTGACTGGCACGCAACGCAACCTAAAGCTCCCGATCCGATCATCGTCGAGCACCCTATAGATGACACCTTGCAGACTGGTGACAGCCGCTTGCTCGGTGGCGGCATGAGTATCCACGCACCTTGGAAACGTGACTAACACCGCACCGATCACGCTGGAGCAACTGTTCCGGTTTTATAAAGCGCTGCCGCATCAAGCTGCTGCGTTGCAACTGCTGGAGCAAGACCTAGCAGTCAATGGCTACGCCGTTGCTATGCGCCGCGATCGAGCATGGTTTGCTACATGGAGCCAAGATGGCAAGCAGCAAGACCTTGGCGCAGCGCTCAAGCTGATTCAAGCATTCGAGGGTTGCCACCTTGATGCCTACTTGTGCCCCGCCAACCGGTGGACAATTGGCTGGGGGAATACCCGCTATCAAGACGGCAGAGTTGTCAAGCAAGGCGACAGCATCAACCGCATCGAGGCGGACATGATGCTCCGCCAGGAGGTGGACCGCATCGCCGCCAAGCTGGCTAAGGATGTGCCTGGCTGGAGGGAGATGACTGATGACCAGCGATCGGCGCTGGTGTCATTTGCCTACAACCTTGGCGCTGGTTTCTATGGCGCAGAAGGATTTGAGACGATCAGCAAGCGGTTGAAGGAGAAGGACTGGCAGCGCGTGCCTGAGGCGATGATGTTGTACAGGAACCCTGGCAGTAACTTTGAAGCTGGCCTGAAGCGCCGCCGTGAAGCGGAGGGCAAGCTATGGGGCCAAGGACTACCGCAGCAGCCGCAAGCCAGCCCATACAAGGTGAAGCCATCTGATCCGTTCAGCACCAAGCTGTCGCCACACTTCACCCTTGGCGAGTTTGCACTGGGGCAACCTGCTCGGCGCTTCACTGCTCAGCACCAGGTAGACACCGCCATCGAGCTGGCGGCATTTTTGGAACGTGTGCGCGTCCAATTTGGAGGCAAGCGCATCACGATCACAAGTGGATACCGCAATGCAGCCATTAATCGCTCTGTCGGCGGCGCTAGTCAGTCAGAGCATTTGTACTCAGAACCCAGCGTCGGAGCGGTTGATTGGTACGTGGATGGTGCCGACATGATGGCGGTGCAGCGCTGGTGCGACAAGGAATGGCCGCACTCGCTTGGATATGCTGCGCCGCAGTTCATTCATCTAGGCATCCGCAAGGGTAGGCCTAGAGTTCGCTGGGACTACAACTAACCGCATGATCTTGCATGACATCGAGCTGGAGCGCCTGTGCCGCGAAGAGGCGCTCATCGTGGGCTGGGAACCTGAGCTAATCAACCCTGCCAGTATCGACGTACGACTGGGCGAGCGGTTGATGATCGAAGACTTTAAGCATCCGCAGCTTGAAATCCTTGACATCAACAAGCGCACCAAGGAAGATCCGTATTGGCTGCAACCTGCCGCTTTCGTACTGGCCGAAACCATTGAGATTTTTAACATGCCGGAGAACGTGGCTGGCCAATTCGTGCTGAAGTCCAGCAGGGCGCGTGAAGGGCTTAGCCATGCGCTTGCCGGCTACCTAGACCCGAGCTGGTGCGGCAGCCGCCTCACGCTGGAGCTGCACAACATCCGCAAGCATCACGCCATCCCGCTTTGGCCTGGAATGCGCATCGGTCAAGTGGTCTATCACCGCATGGCCGGGACGCCGCAACAGAACTACGCCGAGGTAGGGCATTACAACAATCAGCCTCGGGTAATGCCGAGCTGGGAAACGGCGTGAGCCTAGGCTAGAAGAACAACCGAGCTGTAGGTGGTTGCTCCTGCTGCATTCGATGCAGCTTGGCTGGTGCTTCAGCTGGATCATCCAGCTCGATCATGCGGTAATCGTCGCAGCCGTGAACTTCCGCCCAATGCGTGGCGGCGGTGTGGGTGGTAAACGGTCCGACGTGCCACGGGCCGATGTTGATGATGTAGGTCATTTCAGTAATGGGTTGCGTTGCTCAGGCGTGAGGCTGGGGTGATCGTCGTCATCATCATCCTCGGGTAGATCCTCGGGGATGTAGTCGTATTCAGGATCAAGCTTCGGCATGGGTTGGAAAGGGGCTGGGGTCAGATGATCCGGCCGTTTAGCAGGCAAGTGCGGTGAATGCCGCTGTCGATACTGCAGAACTCCTCAACGGGCTTAGCGGTGTTGATCTGTTCAATCAGGTGGCGAACGGCAGCCATGGCGGTCTCCCATGCGTCGGTGCCGAACTCCAGGGTATTGACTGCGGCGCGGGCGGCTTTCAGTTGAGCTTGGAGAGTGGTGGTGGTCATCGGTCCGGTGCGGTTGATGTGTGAACTATACACCCCCCGCAGCGCACACTGCCCCGATCAGGCGGACAGTTGACAATCCGCAACACAGGTCGATCCAGTTGCGCCCGCTACCGTTAGTTCAGCCGGGCCTCTGCCCATGCGGGCATACCTGGTCGAGATCAACGCCAAGCTCATCGTTCGCTCCGACACCGAGCCATCTGAGCTGCCCGCTGACATCTACAGCCAGCTGGCGGAGTTCATCCCCAGCGACGACGACATCATTGACCTCGACGTTTCCGCTTTCCTGTTGCCTGGCCAGGACGATGGAACACCGGATTGAAGAGACGCAGCTTGTCACCCGCAAATCTGCGCGCGATCAGATCCACCTCGCCTGGAACTACCAATGCGCCTATTGCGGCGATGAGCTCAACCGCAGCCCCACCCTTGACCATGTAGTGCCCAAGGCACTCGGTGGCGTTCATCACCGATCCAATCTGATCAGCTGCTGTTTCATGTGCAATAGCCAGAAAGGACATAAGCACTGGGTGGACTGGTATCGCGCCCAGCCGTTCTGGTCATCAACCCGCGAGTGGGCGATTGTGCAGTGGCTTAGCGGCTGCTGCTAGCGCCCCACCATCTGATCGGCATACAGCAGCGCCTGCCATAGATCTGAGCTGTAACGGCAAGTGCCCGCCGTGCAGGTGCGGCAGTACAGTTCACCACCATCAGCAGGTTCCAGCGTCTCAACCATCACGCCAGGGGATGGCTCGATGCTGCTGGTTACTTTGGGCTCTTGCATGGCGTGAAGACAGCGCAGTTAGGTGCAAACCTGCCACCAGTTTGGCGGCACTCGGGGATGTCAACCTCACACCGGCCGCGGCCGCCAGGTGTCCAGTGGATGCAGTCCCAGCACATCACCTTCGGCTGCGTGTCAGGCTCCACCGGCCGCACCTTTGCGCGAAATGCTTGGTAGTGCATGTTGCCGCGTTCCATCGCCTGCCGCAAATCAACCGTGCCGGTATCCACCACTAGCTGGTGCTCAGGTTTGGGGCCAATGTTGATCGTTGCGTGCCACGTCTGGCTCGCCCGCTCACAGGTCAATAGCAAGCGGCCAGCGTGGAGGGAGATCATTCGTCTTCGCCGTGTGCTGGCTGATGAAAGATCCGCTCAAACACCATGCTAAGTGGGTCCTGCTCTATGTTGCGCTCCAGCACAGTGCGCGCAATTGGATCAGTTTGATCGGCAGCAAAGAAGACATCAGGCCAAAACTTATCCTTCACCACTAGCAGGCTGACCCGTGGGCTTTTGGTCAGCAGCCAAATGGCAATGCGATCCAGTGGTGACAGGTTGGGCAAAGTCATGGCTTAAGTGTCGCAATCAGTCGAGCTAGATACCAGTGCGCTTTGTTTAAGGACTCAGCACCACCCTTGCGCTTTTCACGCCAAACATATTTCAAGATGTTGCCTTTGCAGTACCCGGCAAACTCTTCTGGCGTAAGCGCTGCCGCAATGGCATCGATGCACTCAATCCCGCCCTGGCGGTAGTGCGGTGGTTGGTTGACTGGATCAGTCATCAGCGGCGTGGCTCCTCCAGCATCCGGGCCATTTCAGCGCAAGCCCTGAGCGTAAGGTACAGGCTCATCGGCTTTACCTTGCGGTCGATGGCATTGCGCAATGCAGCACGAAAGCCTTGGCTGATGTTGCCATTACCTAGCAGCTTGGCGGCTGCCACCTCATCTGGTGTGCAGCGAACACCAACCTGCAAGCGCGGCTTTTTTTTGATGTTGTTAGGTGGCATCACTCCCACCCCTGCAGCAACTTGGCGCGAATCACTTTGATGCAAGCCAGCGCGTGCTTTTCAGCCAATGCGCTTTGAGTGCCACCAATTGCTCGCACACAGTTAGCCATCAAATCATCGGCATCTACATCGCGGACATTAGCGGCCACCGACAGGCTGAACTGCTGCCACAACCCCGTATAGGTGCAGCAGGTGCGGCCGCTGCTTTGGTACAGCGCCTCGATAAATGTGGCGCGTTGCTGGTCAAGTTCGACGCTAGTCATTGGTGGTCTTGCAATGCTTGACGGATCATGAGCAACTCCTTGCGGCAGGCAGCAGCTTGGGACCCATGGAGGTTGCCTAGTAGTTCTAAACGCAGGTCAAGCAAGGAGCACAGCCGCAGCCGTTCACCCTGCTGCCCTGCCCTGTAAAGGCTGGAGTCGGTGATCAATGCCTCCAGCTTGGCGCGGTGATCAGTCATGCCGCCTCCACCACAGCACCAGGCCAACGGGCTTGGGCGTACTTGACGGCATGATCACGCGACTCAGCGCGAGTAATCCATGTAATCGGACGTGCGCCGCTCGGATACACCAACACGCGATATTGCCGAGTTTTGGCTTTTGGTAGTGGCCGGCTGATGCCATCACCAAAGCGGCCGGTGTTTTCTTCCTGCCATTGAAAGGGAACTGCTTCAAACATGGATGGAGGGGTCGGTAACGTGTTCAGGATTTAGCCATTCAATCTGTTGCCACCACGGCATCCACTCAAGGGCTGCCTTGGCTTTGGCATCGGTGAGGCTATGCGCCCAGATGCATTCGATCACGTTGGCTGAGCGGATCTGGAAGTAGAAGCGGCGCATTTTGGTGGTCATGGCTTCAGCGGCGCATGGCACGCCGGGTGGTCGTTGTGGGCTTGCACGGCAGCGTCACGGCCGCCGGCATATCCCGCCGCATAGATGGCAGCGAGCACCACCAAGGCGGTGATGCGGTTGACCCAAGGGTTGGTGATCATGGTTCTCGGTGTGGGGTAATTAATGCCGGATTGGGTGCGGCTCCGGCAGGCAGCGTGGGAAAGGGCCGCAAGTCAAATGAACAGCGGTGGCAATAGTGCCGGTAATGATTACAAACCAGATTGCTGCCCAGTAGGGCGGGCCGGATCGCGTCATTGAGCAATAGCAGCGTCAACTGCTTCGTAGATGTCGGCCAAAGATGAGTAGTTGCTGCAGCTGCAGCCGTAAATAAAGCCGATCATTTCGTCGCGGCTCATGCCTTGGGCGGCAAGATTAGCTGCGAGTTGCTGGATGGTGGTCATGGCTCTCGGGTTGGGGTGGAGGCCTTTGCCTCCGATGCATTGATTCTACACTGTCGGCGGTGCATCATGCAAGGGGGGCTGTCGCAATCTGTGACGTTCGTCGGCCCGTGCTGCTGATCGCTCGTTTGCTTCCTGCGTCAGGTTGGCCAGCAGATCCTGCGCTTCCTCATGGCTTGCTCGCATTTGCGTGTGACCCACCGTTACGTCAATAGGCACCCGCAGCACCGGTTTTCGCGAATGCCTAGCACTCCACCCCACTGCATAGCTCGGCACCGTCACCTCCACCGTGTACCAGACATTTCCGCAGTTCTCGCACGCACGTTTGCGCACCGTTTGATCAGCCATTTGGCTGTTCGTCACCACTGCACGGTGGCAAGGGTGACTGCACGCTGGGCAATTCATGGGCAACATGGGGCAATCTGCCCCGGACAAATGAACTTTGGACAGTGGATGGCGATCGATATTCCCCCTGAAAAGCTGTTCAAGCTTGAGGAAGACTGCCGTCGCCTGGAAAGTGCTCCAGACGTTGGCAACCTAGCGGCCATGCTGCTGCGGCAAAACTACCGGCAGCAGCAGCTCCTTCAATCAGCCGTGCATGAGATCGCACGGCTGGAACTGCACATCATGCAGGGCTAGAACAGATCGTCATCATTCACGGCAACCACCACGCCATCAGTGGCAGCAGCCAAGCTTTGGGCAGCACCTGAAGCAGCCAGCTTTTCCTCGATCAGTTTCTGGGTTTTGTAGTCCGGCTCGATCGAGAGCCCCAGATACTTGATCCCGCTTTGGCTGGTGTTGTTGTAACCCGTGATCCGCACCGGGATTTCGCCCTTGTCGTTGGGCTCTGCATTCATCACATAGCTGGCAAACGCCATCCGGTCCTCCTCCTTGATGCCAAACACCCCGTCAACATCGGGATATTTTTTGCTCGCATCAAAGCGATCGCCAAGCCGCTGCTGCAGCTTCTCTGGTGTGTTCTTAAAAATGGCGCCTTTTACTTTGAAGGTCATGGTTGGTTGTGGGTAATGGTGTTGGCCTTTTCGTATTGCTCCACCTCGGCCAGGGGATAGAGCACGCGCCCTTCAATGCGCACATAAGCTGGGCCGGTTGATTGCCGGCGCCATCGCAGCAAGGTCTGGCGATGGATTTGCCATCGCGCTGCCAGTTGCTGATCTGTCAAAAACTCAGAAGATGTCATCGTCTGGTTCAACCGCTACCTCTGGCGTAGTGATCTTGGCATTGAGATCATCCAAACTGGCGGCTGCTGCTGGTTCAGTCATCACCGTGACCTGTTCTACATCAATCACTTCCTCCTGGGTTTGGATGCCTACGAGCAGTTCCGGGATGTAAAGACGCCCCCAGAATGCTGCGGCCCGATAGCGGATCATTAGGTCCGGCATTGTGATCCACTTGCTGCCGCTTTTGGTTGCCCACCCTTCACGCTTGGCCATTGCCATCGTCACCTCAGGGCCGCGCAGCTCTTCGCCAGTCCGCAACTCGGTGGCAACAGCCGTGCAGGCCAGCGTGTCGCCTTTGCCGCTGATGTCATACCGCAGCGGGCTGAAGCGCCCACAACCGTTGACCAAGCCGATGATGAACTGGCTGCTCCAGCTCGGGCGGCCGTGGATAATGTGCAGGTTCTGCATCACCATTAGCGGGTCCATGCCCATTCGCCGGCTGATGTTCAGCGCCACCAAGCAGTTGGCGTAACCCGCCTGCCCCTGGAACTGCTGCGGAATCAGCGTGCTGCTGGCCAAGGCCTTGGCGATCCGCTGGGCATCTTCAAAGGCCTGAATGCCGGAGAAAACCCCCGCCGGCTGTGTTGTTGTCAGTGCTGTGCTTTGGTCAGTCATCAGTAAGTCTCAATCTCGGTGGGTGTAGGTAGTGAGCCATCAGGTCGCGGTCGCATCCATGGCGGCAGGCTGATGGGTTCGATTTGATCGCTGTAACCGGGCCATGCATTAGCAGCCTTGCAGATGGCCAACACATCCAGATCACGCGCAGCAGTCTGCGCGCCGGCCGCGATCATCTCTGCGTCTGCGGCGTACACCGCGCAGGCGTACGGCGCCTTCTTCTCAACGCAGATGAAGATAAACTGATCGGGCCGTGTGCCAGTGGACTGCTCAACGCCGTCCAAATACCAACTTGCCTGCGTGTGATATCGCCATTGCGCGATCGAGCGGGCAAAACCCCTGGGCGAGGCGTCTTCAGTTGTCTTCAAATCCACGATCAGCCGGCCGTCATCGGTCAACCAATCCGGTCGGCACTTGCATTGCAGCCCCGTCGCTGCATCGGTCCACATGTGAGTGGTTTCAGCCTTACCTGGCAAGCCAAGCAGCATCGCAGCAGCCGGGTGGCTGTAGACCGCATGACCCATCTGCATCACCAACTCGGCATCGGCCTTGGCTAGCACCGTGCGACCCGTTGAGGCGGTGGTGAACACCTCCCACTCGGCTTTGCCCATCTTGGTGCGCCGGTCGATGCCATCAGGTGCGCTGACGTAACGAGCATCCCATTGGTCAAGCTCCAGCACATGCGTATGTACGGCTGAACCGATGGCCATGGCTGGAGTTGGTTCCGGGATTACCCGGTTTGGATCTAGGTAGCGCGCCCAGTAATGCAGCGGGCTTCTGGCGACCTGATCCAGGTGGCTTTTGCTGATCGCTGGGTGGGCGTGGTAGTCGGCGTTGTCCATTGCTGGGTGCAGGAGCTATCATCCTATGGCATCGACGCGCATTGTGCAACTCCGCCCCTATCAACAGCAAGCCATCAGCGATCTACGCATGGCCTATCGCAACGGCGCCCGTGCTCCGTTGCTGGTGGCCCCCACCGGCATGGGCAAGACCGTAATCTTTGCTGCCATCACCCAGGCAGCAGCAGCCCGTGGCCGGCAGGTGTTGATCCTTGTCCATCGCCGTGAGCTGATCCATCAGGCGAGCGCAAAACTGGCAGCTATTGGTGTCGATCATGGCCTCATAGCAGCAGGTATCCCTCCTGAAAACGCATCAGTGCAAGTGGCATCGGTGCAAACGCTCATCCGTCGCCTTGATCGCGCTGCAACGCCAGATCTGATAATCATCGATGAAGCACACCACGCCGTCGCTGGCAACACCTGGGGTCGGATCATCGATCACTGGCCCAATAGCCTGCTGCTCGGCGTCACAGCAACACCCGTACGCCAAGACGGCCGCGGCCTCGGCTCCATGTTCGATCATCTAGTGCTCGGGCCATCCACTGCTAGATCGGA